GCCAGGACCGCGATGACCAGGACACTGGGCAGGGGATGCCGCCGATTGATGTGGGAGCGGGGATCCTCCATCGTCGCGAAGGAGGCCACGATCTCGTCCAGCCTGCTGCGGGTGCTCGCCATCATCGAACTCCGGTCATCGGGTCTCGATCACGACACGAGGAACGATATACCAGGATGACCGGGCGGGCGCAAGGCTGTAAAATTTACCAAATCGTCATAAAAGTGCGCGCTGGCCCTGGCCAAGTTGCCGACCTGACCACCGGCCAAGACGAAGAGCTCAGTCCGAGTGAGGGGTTCGATGAGGGTGAAATCCCCTTCTTTGAGGTCGAAGACCGGCTCTATTTGGTCATTCGGCCGTCGGCCACATATTCCAACCGAGTTTGTTGGCCTTACGGTGATCAAATCAGCGAAAGCCTTGTCGAGTTCACGAAGCGTTTGGCAGTAGACCCTAAGTTCTACCACGGCAGTTAACCGGATATCGGAAATGGAAGCGGCAGCAATCTCCAGAGGCAGAAGAAGGCCCTTCCAGACAGACCCACCCCGTCCGCCCTCTACCTCCCGCCACGAACACCCCGGATTGCGGCATCGCGCCCGGAATTGTTGGGTTCCCACTTTTGCAACCGAAGTGACGAGGCCGTCGCCCAGGCAAGGGCATCGGCCTTCTCTGGGCTGCCTTGCCGGCCGAGGTTGGCTTCACCAATTCCGCCACCGCTCACCGCTGCCGGCTCGGATCGGCCTTGTGAGTCAAGCGAGCGAAATCACCTGATAGAGGAACAGTGGTATACTTGGAAGAGTCGGGTACAGATGGCGTGGGTGCCCATGGACAAACGCCCAAGCAAGACAGGCATGGCAAGGAATCATTGATCCGAAGGAACAAACTTTGTTCCTCGACGAAGGCGACTTGTTTACACGGTTGAAAACAACTGGGTGGAAAGGAGAGAGTGGAAGAACATACAGATTGTTCGTGAAGCAAACGGGCAAGAATTTTGTCCGTCCAAGATGTGATGGAAGCATGAAAAAATGTGAGTATGGGTCGAACAGTCAGAATCTTGAGGCGCACTTGTCGGATGGTATCATGTGCTCATGTAGGATTGGAAGCCCAAAGTCAATCAAGGGGAATTGGAAATGGCCAACGAAACTCTCACCGTGGTTCGACTCTTTTGTTTTGTTAATGATGGATTTGAAGATATTTGCAATCCAGGCATTCCAAGAATTAGTGAAGCCGTCAAATCTCTGGATGGTGGCGATATTGACACTGTTTCTATCACGCTGTCTAATGGAGACAGTATGGATATTGGAGGAGGGAAGGATAATAAGTATAAATGTCATGCGAGGACCAACGGTGGCCTATATGACTTGATTAATCCGAAAATTCCATGCGGCATGCGCGATACTGTTGGCATTATGATGAATCAGGAAGGCAACTCGTTTCCCAAATGCTGTATCGTTTCACTCGACTTAGTGCTGATGGCAATCGAGACATTTGGTTCGAGTGGACTCATGGACCCAAGGCTGACTTGGGATAATACATTGGAGTACGAACCTCTTTAGTTCAACGAACTATTGTGCGACGGCGGTTCGATGGGGCCGACGCCCGCACCAATCCCCATGTCTATCGTCCCGACACACGTGGAGAACCATTGGACCTTAACGGCCGCTCAGAATCGCGAAGGCCGACTCGTCATTCCTCGACACAACGCGCTGCGACAATTCTGGGTCGGATTCCCTGATGACCGTGCCGGTCTCGAAAAGTCGATGCAGATCGCGAAGAATCTTGGATATTCGAGTGATTGGTAACCTTCCCTTGATGTCCTCCCTCCTCGAGTAATACCTCGGAGAGGTAAGATCCTCACGCCTTATTCGAGGTTGGGACCGAATTTGCGCCGAGTCCTCGGAAATCGCGTCACAAGGGGAACGAGCCTGCCATCCGCCTGATGACATCATCCCAATGGTTCATGGCCGACTGACGGTAGAGGCGCATGCTGGGGTACCACGGCGTATCGTCTCGGTCGCGCATCCAACGCCAATCCGGGATGAGCGGAAGCGCGACCCAGACGGGGACGCCCAGGGCTCCGGCCAGGTGAGCGATGGCGGTATCGACGGTGATGATGAGGTCAAGCCCCTGGATGATCGCTGCCGTATCGCAGAATGTGCGTTGCGCCTTCTCAGGAGCGGGACCAATTTTTAACACCGAAAAGGTCTCGGAGATGCCAGTAAGTTGATCGGTTCCCGGGCCTTGCTGCAAACTGATGAGGCGAACGCCTGGCACCTCAGCGAGGGGGCGAAATTGGCGAAGGGGGATCGAGCGGAAGCGGTCTCGCTTGTGCTTCGGATTTCCTTGCCAAGCGATTCCGACTTTGAAGCCTTGATCCATGCTGAGCTCAGCCTGCCAACGTTGAGTCAGCTCAGGACAAGGGAACAAGTATGGGATCTTTGCTGGGACTGTGTCCAAGGCGGTCCCGAAGATCGCAGGGAGGCTGAGCAGGGAACATTGGACATCGAATCGGGGTAGGGGGGAGCCGAGTGGAATGATTCGGTCGAGCGCGGACAGCCTGGATAAGAGCTCGACCAGGGGGGGCTCGCACTCGAGAAGCAGTCGGCCCCCGCGCTCTTTGACGAGCGTGAGATAGCGCAAAAATTGGAAGGTATCGCCGAAACCCTGCTCGGTGCGAATGAGAATCGTCTTGCCGGAAAGGGATTCGCCGCGCCACCTGGGACCGAGGGACGAGTTCGTGGCGTGGGTCTTGGAACGCAGCCGCCATTCATATTCGAGGAACCCGCGGAGGTAATCGCCCGAGGCAAGATAGGCGTGCGCTCGGTTTGTATGGGCTTCTACATATTCAGGGTTAAGGCGCACTGCCTCGAGGTAACAGGCTTGAGCCGCGTCGAATTGACCCTGATCGGCCAGGATATTTCCGAGGTTGTTGTGGGAACCCGCCGAATTCGGGAAAAGCCGAACCGCGTCACGGTAGCACGCTTCCGCCTCGTGGATCCGGCCCAGGTCACGGAGCGTGTTGCCGAGGTTGGGGAGCAGTTCCGCATAATCGGACTTGAGGTGGAGGGCTTCGCGATAGCAGGCCAGGGCCTCGTCGAGCCTTCCGAGCTGGGCGAAAACGAATCCCAGGTTGTGGTGCGCCTTGGGAAGGGTCGGGCTGAGGCGGACGGCTCTTTGCAGGCTCTCCACAGCCTCGTTCAGGTTCCCCTGGGAGGCAAGGAGGTCTGCCAGGTTGAGATGGGCTTCCACGAAGTCGGGTTGGAGCCGGAGAGCTTCGAGGAAGGATGCCCGTGCCTCCTCGGTTTTGCCAAGGGCCTTCAGAGCAACGCCGAGGTTGTCGTGGGCACCTGTGAGGCCGGGGCGGAGTCGAATTGCCGCTTGGTAGTGGTCCACGGCGACGTCGAACTTGCCTTGCTGGGAGAGCGCATTAGCCAGATTATTATGAGCGATAGCAAAGTCTGGTCTGAGTCGGAGAGCCTCCTGATAATGGGCGATCGCTTCCACGAACTTACCAAGCCGAACAAGCTCGTTGCCGCATGTGTTGAGAGCTTCGGGAGTGCGTGAAGCCGGGCGATCTGCCGAGGTCATCGCCGTCTCGTTGGGATTCGGGGTGGCACGTCAGGGTATGCGTCATCTTATCGCGCAACAGGATGGTTCGGCAGTCGAAAAGATCAAAGGCCCCGACTCGAAGGTGAACACAAATGGCTCCAGGGAACGCTCTCGTATCCCTCGTCATCGCTTGTCGGGATCGGAAAGCCTTGACGCAACGCTGTCTCGCTTCTCTGTTTCGTAACACGCGACATCCTTGGGAATTGATCGTTGTCGACCAAACCTCGACCGACGGCACGGCCGAGTACCTCGCTGAGATCCAGCAGACCTCTCCCGTCCCCGTCGACATTCTCACGATGTCTCGAGCCTGTCGCGGCTCCGTCGCGATGAACCATGGAGCAAAAGCCGCTCGTGGAGACTACCTGGTTTTGCTCGATCCGACGGTCGTTGTCACCCAAGGATGGCTCGAGCAACTGATCGCCCTGGCGAATTCCAAGCCGCAAATCGGGATGGCCGGGCCGATGGGTAACACGTTCCCGCCTCCCCAATTCGTCGACGATCTCGTTGTCCAGGCTCAGGGCGAGATTGATCGATTCGCGAACCAATGGCGCAGCGAGCATCGGGGAAGGTGGTTCACGGTAGAGACACTGTCCTGCCTTTGTCTCCTCGTGAAGCGAAAAATCTTCGAGGCCGTCTCCGGATTCCACCCTGAAATCGAATGCGGAACCATCTTGGATGAAGATCTGTCGACAAGAGTGCGGGGGTTGGGCTTCGAGCTAGCGGTCGCGAGGGATCTGTTCGTCTATCGCTCGGAGGACCCAGAAACCGATGTGACTTTGCCGATGAGGAAATCAGGGGCTTTGGAAGAGTATCCAAAGTCTGTTATGCATCCTCCTGCGCTGGCAGCGGAAGGCCGTTTCCATCCTTCCCGACGTAAGCTCAGGTTTAGCCTGACGATGATCGTTCGCGACGAAGAGGCGAACTTGCCCGAATGCCTGGCTTCGGTTGACGGCCTTTTCGATGAAGTCATCGTTGTCGACACGGGCTCCCGAGATCGAACCGTGGCGATCGCAAGGGCCCTGGGAGCTCGCGTTTTCGCTTTTCCCTGGATCGACGATTTCTCGGCGGCAAGAAATGCTTCTCTCGCTCATGCGTCGGGGGATTATGTTTTCTGGCTCGATGCCGATGACCGCATCGAGGTTGCCGAGAAAATGCGACTACGCGAGATCTTCGACAGGCTGGAGTCCTCCGACTCGGCTTATCTCGTTCGGTGCGTTTGCGACTCCGCTCCCTCGGGGTCGGGAGGGGCCGTGGTCGATCACATCCGACTCTTCCCCTTACGTGAGGGGATCCGCTGGACGAATCGCGTACATGAGCAAATCCTACCGGCGCTCCAGCAAGCCGGCGTCGCGATTCGCCGAATCGATGTGACGGTCCGGCATACGGGATATGTTGATCACGCGCTGCGGATGCGTAAACTCGACCGCGATCAAAGGCTTCTGATGGCGGATCTCGCGGAGAGACCGGGCGACCCGTTTGTGTTGTTTAACCTCGGGTGGAGCGCGCTGGAACGAAAGGATCCGAAAACGGCATTGCCTTATCTTCGCGCGAGCCTCTCGGCGTCATCGCCGACCGATTCGATTACACGAAAATTGTACGCGTTGATCGCCCAGGCGCACCAAAAGTTGGGAGAAATCGCACCCGCTCTCTCGGCCTGTGCCGAAGGACTGGCGATCGCACCCGGAGATCCCGAATTGCTCTTCCGCGAAGGTATTCTGCGGCGGATCACTGGTGATTGCTCGGGCGCCGAAGGTTGTTGGCGAAAGATTCTAGAGGACCCCCATCCCCACCGAACATTCTCCAGCATGTCCCCGGGTATCACCGGACATCTCACCAGGCGGAACCTCGCCGCACTCGCCGAAGAAGACGGTCGTTGCGCGGAAGCCGTTCGGCTCTGGAAGGAGGTGCTCCTCGAATGCCCCAACGACGCTCATGCCTTGTCAGAATACCGTCGTGTCCACGAAAGAATGAACGCGCAAGAATTCGGCAAGAGGTAAGCCGAATGACACTCGGTGAAGCGAGTCAGGTTGGATTCAAGGAAGCTTCGCCGAAGCGATAAGGCACCCCCACCAGGGGCGTTGGTGTGTGCGCTCTACGGGACGCCCGGCGGCAACGGCCGAGTTGCATTCCTTGTCGGAGCAAGAGAGTTGCTGGCGACCCTCGAAGCGGAGATCGAGAGAGAGCAGGGGGGATCATCCCAGGAAGTGGCTTAGGAGCAGCGTGACCAACAACCCCCAGGTCGCGATGACAGCTGAGAAATACTGGAGTCTCTCTTACTACCCTTGGTTAGACGTCGAGCCTGACCTCCCTCCTCCTCAGCGGCTGGCTCAACCGAGGAGCTATTCCGAGTTGCCTGATGAAAACAACCCGGCTCTGTGGTACCGCGACGCCCGCCCACCGGTCTGGAGTTCCTGTGGAGCTGGCATGGTTAATCCCTGAATGTCGGGCGGCCCCAGGCTGTGTAGTCGGCATAATCGTTCTGTTTTGTGATCAGTCGAATGGTGAACAAACTATCGCGGACGCTGATGAGAACGCCCATGAAACCGCCACGCGTGCGTCGTGGTGCTCCCATGACGACGACGGTAAGACCGTTCGGTCTGGGACGTCTGCTCTGTGGCTTGTAAGGTGGAAGGGCCACGAGGGGAAGGTGGGTAGCCATGAGTCAAACGACCTTAAGCCGCTATGATGCATTGTGCCGTGAATTCCCGCTTCGTCCGATCCGTGACGAGGCGCAGAATGATCGAGCGATCGTGAGGATTTCGACAGGCTCACAGATAACCCATCTCAGCTCACAGACGAAGAACACGACTACCTTGAGGTTCTCTCGCTACTGGTTCACGAGCCTGACCTGGCTCATCACCCACGGAACCGGCTTACGGGCGTGGATCTGATTCGTGCGTTGCTCGACCAGAACGAGATGAGCCAGGGGGATCTCGCGAAACAGATCGGCGTTGGGGTGGCGACGATCAGCAAAATCATGAACGACAAACGCTCGATCACACCCAAGGTCGGGGATGCTCTGGCCAAGCGGTTCGCCATCAACCCGGCATTGTTCGTCTGAGACGAGGGGCCTGGCGGATTTGGCTACCCACCGGACAACCGGCCGGCGCGGGTCGTCTCGTCAGCCGGTTACCCCGTCTTGGTTGAAGGCTGCGAAGAATGGACACCCGCCACACTGTCGACCGTCTTCGTATTGCACCCGGTAGACACGCTGTTCGCGCGTGAGACGGGGCACACGCAACCCTTCCAAAGGTCGCAAGACGGTAGGTACCGTCTTGGCCTAGGGTTAGGGTCGCGCCGTCAATCGCTGGCAGGTAAACTAAGTTGTTTTCAGATGGGAAGTTAGAGTGAAAGCCATCGAGTGGAGTCGAACCACCAACCCCCGCTTTACGAAAGCGTGATTTGTACGTCACACTTGAACAGGCGTCGGTCGTAAGTCCCATGGCTATTGAACTTACGACGTCATCATATCAACAGTTTGTTCGCGAGTCAAGGGCAAATAGAGCGTTTCATCCCGGTTTGGTGCGGGGAATGGTGCGGGGTTATTGGGGATTGTTGATGGGTTCTTTGGCGGCGGTCTTTCCTCGACATTCCGGGTTATGTCCACCCACGCATCAATGGTAAAATATTGTGGGCCCACGACTTACGCTGCCGTCGCCACCAAAAGTGTCCCGCTCTCCCTTTAGGTAGAGGGAGCGACGGCCGCTCCTTCGCCTGGGCCGCTGAGAGAGCGACCGAAGAATGGCGACGAAGCGGATCCGGCGAACAGCTAGCCAGGCAAAATCCGATCGAGCGTCAGCGATCCGCGCCGCCCACGAACGGGGGACGAGCGAGGATGAGCTCTGCCGCCTGACCGGTCTGAGCCGTAAGCAAGTCCGCCGCATTCTTCAGTCCCCCGTCCAGTCCACTCCCATCCAACTCACTCCCACCGAACTCCGCGCCTGCAGGCGCGAGCATGCGAAGAGCCCGGAAGCCCTCCGCTGGCTCGCCACCCAACGGACCGACCGACGACACAACGGCCACCCAATGGAGCGGTCCTACGAAGAGGACTTCGGCGCGATCGACGCCGAGTCGAACTGATCCACTTCGGCCCCGGGCCAGAGGGGCGATCGCCCCGAACCGGTGGCCACCCACACTGCGAGGTAAGCGTGCGCGAACTGCTCGAGTTTTTCGGGGTGCTGGAGACGACTCCTCGGCGAGCCCGCCGGCGACAGAGCAGGGGACCTCAACCGCTCCAACTGACGCACACGCCGCGGCGGGAAGCCCGACCGGCGGTGCCCAACCTTGGCAGCTATAACACCGCCAAGGATCGCGCGGCCAAGCATGCCTCAAAAGGCTGGAGGATGGTCCCGACCGTCAATGGCCCGGTCGAATCCCGGGGCCAAGAGGCCCGAACACTCGAGCGCACCCACGGGCAATACATGCGCGGCCAAGCCGCGTGACTCTCGCACCGCCCGTGCGTCTACAAGACCCTACCCAGTCGATAGGACCGGGATCCATAAAGCGGGTGATCGGCGGCGGGCAGGACACTCTCCCATGGCCATCAACTTCGTCAGCTTCGAGGAGGACCAAGCCGAGGCCAGGCTCATCGTCTACGAGTTGAATGAAGTGCTCAAGGACATGATCATTCACCGCGACAACCCCAGCCGAATCGCTCACCTCCAATCCCGCCGCAATCAACTCCTCGATCAACTCACCGGCGTCCGCCGGAGGCAACTCGAATGGGATGCTCGGTATCTCGTCGACTCGCCGATCAGACCATCCTGAGCCCGGTTCTGCACCTCACACTTCTCGCCGTCATCATCCACCTGATTCTGCGGTCGTGTCCGCCCTTCTGATCTGGCTCTCCCTCCTCATGCTCCTGGCCGTGATCATCTCGCTCGGCCCAGCCCCTTGGAGAGGCTTTTTGTGAACGACGAACTCAAGCAAGCAGTGGCCTCGCTTCGCCAAGCCGAACAAGGCGCTGAAGCAGCTGGCTCGGCGTCGAAGGCGGCCGACCAAAAGGTCAACGATCTCAAGACCCAATTGGCTCAAGCCGAACGGGATGCCGCCAGTGCCAAAGGCTCGCAGGAATCCGCCCTCAAGGCGGTCGATGACGCGAAGGTCCTGGTCTCATCCAAGCTGAAGCCGGGTACCCCTTGGACCGAAGACGGCAAGACAGTCTTCATGCTCGGGGGTGATGGGAAGTTCAGGGAGACAAACCTCGGTTGGGTCAACGGGAGGCCTGCATGACTCCTCTCGATGAAACCCTGATTGATGTGACGCCGAAACCAAGGCCAAAGCCGGCCCCCCAGCCGGTTCCCGCGCCTCTGCCGTCGCCGGATCCAGTGACGCCAGCCCCGGTTCCCGCGCCGCCCACTCCCGCCAAGCCGAGCGTTCCGATCCTGCCCTGGCTCGTCGGCGGTCTCGCCACGCTCGTCTTGGGCGGCACAATCCTTCTCGGCAGCCTGGCGTTGCGAAGTGGATCCACCTCTGATTCAACCCTCGTCTCGCTCGGTCGGACCTACGCCACCCAGGCCCTCACCGCGGGTCACGCCTCCTCGCTCGAAGAGGCCGCGGTCCTCGTCGAGAAGGGTGGTTCGTTGAAGGATGCCTTCGATAAAGCTCACGCCGACTTCGAAGCAACCCGCACTGCGACCTGGTCCAAGGCCATCAAGCCTCACCTCGAGCAGATCGTGCCGACCCAAACCCCGAACGCCGACATTACCGCCGAACAGCGTGCCTCCCTGGCTCACGCTCTCCGCGAGATCGCCAAGGGCGAGAGAGGTGCCTCCCGATGAGCAACCACGCCCTGGGTTGGAACCCCGAACGAGCCAAGGCCGCGCGTCAGCAGATGATCGCGTCGGGCCGATACTGCACGGTCATGCCGGCCGCGAAGGCAGACCTCCCAAAAGCTATCTCGCTTTCACAATACTTGCTCCGCGAGATGGAGCAGGGGCAGGCCGGCACGTGCTGGCTGCATGCCGCCGTCTGCGCGGCCGAGACTCTGGCCAAGGCCAAAGGGTACGACGCGTTCCCGATCTGCCGGAGGTTGGTGGGCTACGTCGGAAAGTCACTTGAAGGTGGCGGAAACCCGACCAACGGCGGATCGGTGACCGATGCCTTCCTCGCGATGACCAAAGAGAAGGGCGCCGGGATCGCTCACGAGGACCTGTTGCCGTACAGCGACGACGCTCGGGCGCTCGGCACTCGGCCGCCCAAAAATGTCTTCGATGACGGCGACAAGTCGCATTTGGTCGTCCCTGTCGACGTCCGATCCGACGAAGACGCCATGGCGTTGATCGCGTCGCTGTGTCCGGTGGGTATCGGCACCTGGTGGCCGTACAACTTCGATGATCGCAAGACGTTCATGTCGTCGATCGGCAGCGGCACATATGGCCATGCCCTCACCAAGATCGGTTACGTGATGCCCGGTGTCTGGCCGGGCGAAGGTGGAAAGGTCGGCTGGTGGCAGTGGCGCAACTGGCACGGCCTCTTGTACCCGCCACTCCATTCCGAGCTCGCCGCTCTCGTTCCTGGCTACAAGAGCGATACCCCAGAGTGGACGTCCGACTTCTGGGTTCCCTTCACGCTCGACACACGCCTTCAAGGCATGGGCAACTACGAATACGTAGCGGCCACCGATCTCGATGGGATCGGCAAGGTCGTGGACTGGTCGTACGACACTTTGGCGTGAGGCCGATCGCATCCCATGAAGACCGTGCTCATTGCACTCGGTTCGTTCGTGCTCGGCGCCGTGACGACCGTCGTCACGGCAACCGTCATCCTAGCCATCTCCCTCCAGCAACCGCCCCCTCCGACATCGGTGCCCATGGGCACCACCACCTCGAGCAGCATTGCCAAGGACCTGGCGGCCAAGATTGCACCGGTCGTTACCGCCAGCCTGACGGCTCACAAGGAGGACATCATCGCTTCGGCCGGTGGGTTGCCCGCGCGGGCCGCGGTGAGGCTCGGCTTCCCGACCGCCATGCGTATGGTTCCGACTTTGACCGAGGTCGGATGCGATGCCGCACTCGATCGGCTGGGGGGCCTCTCCCTCCCCCAGCTGGCCTCGACCGTCGCCGGCCACAACCGGGCCAAGGGCCGACCGTCCCATCCGTCCATCGTTGGATCAACCTCCGCCGAAAGGTAATGCATGTCCTTCGCGAATCTCATTGGTGAGTTCGAAGCCAAGGCCGAATCGTTCGTCGATGATGTCAAGAGCTTGCTCGTCTCTCCGTCGGCCCAGCAGGTGGAGACGTCCCTGGGTGCAGCGCTCGACACTGCTTTGACCGAGTTCGTCGAGACCGAGATTGCCGCGCTCGGCGGTAGCACGGCAGGCCTGTCGGCCGCCACGCTCCCGATGCTCATCAGCGTGCTCGGCCAGACGCTCATGGGCGCCCTGATTGCCAAGCTCACGACCAAGCTTGCCACCCAACCGACGCCGTCGGCTCCGGTGACCCAGTCAACGCCGGCCGCTTCCACTCCTCCCGCCAAGTAATCCGAGGCCCATCATGCTGATCGCCCTGTTTGTGTTGTTCCTGCTTTTCGGTGGAGGCCATTTCATCTTCGCCCTGGCGACCGGGGTGTTGTTCCACCCGATTCACGCCTTTGGCGAGCTCGTCCTCATCGTCGTGCTGGCCTATCTGGCCCGCAAGCTGATCGATCGCTACGTTGCGGCCAAAGAGTGAGCCAACCATGCCCGTCGATGATGCCTCTGTCCTGATCATGATCCTCGTCGCAACCGGCGTTGGTGCGGTCCTGCTCGGCCGCGGCATCGCTTGGCTGGGCGACCGGGCCACCAACTGGGATGGGGATCTGGACCGATGAGCCCCTACGACTATCTCGTCAGGTATCTCCTCAAAGCCGATGCCGTCCTCGCCCATCTCGAGCACGAGATCGGCGAGGCAATCACGATCGCCTGGCCGTATGTGGTTGCTGGGGCGACGTGGGCTCGGGCGAAGGCTGCCCAAGGGATTGTCGTCGGGCGTCGCGCGCTGGGTCGTCTTGAGACCAGGCTCATTAAGGTTTACGGTCCTGTCCAGGACTCGATCCAGGGCGAACTGAGCAAGGACGACGCGAAGAAGGTCCTGCACAAAACTGTCCTCGGAGCTCTCGCTGGAAGCGTTCCCTCGTACAAGACACTCCTTTCTGACCCCGACATCCAGACAGTCATCCTCGGTCCGATCCTCTGCGGTGCTCTCTACGGATTGCTCGCCTACCTCCACCACAAGGGGGATGGTACTCCCTCCACTCCGGCCCCAGTCGCCGAGGTTCCGTCCACCAATGACGCTAACCCTGTCTGATGCCGTCCACCTCCTGCTCGTGTACACCAACACTCTCCTCGTCGGCTTGCTCGTGGCCGTCCTGATTATCCTGACGGGATCGTCGCAGCCACCCACCTCTCAAAGCTGAGTCCCTGGGCGATGCTGCCCAACGAAAGTCCTTCGCCATGCACGTCGACCACCTCCTCAAACACTTTGGCCACCTCTTTGGATGGAGCCTCATGGGCACCTCGATCGGCGTTTGGGTGGCCGACAATGGCATGGCGATCCTGAGCGCTGCCGGCATCATCACATCTATTGTCATCCAGGTCCTCACCTATCGCCTACGGGTCCGCGAGATTCGAAGGCGAGAAGTCGAGGCTGCCCAAGCAAAACTTGGAGCCAAGCCGTGATCAACAAACCCCGCTTCACCCTCCCCGGCGATGATGGTGAACGCCACGAGGGCTATGCCTTCGACCGACCTGATGGCTCTCGCTGCGAGGTCCCGGCCGAGACGATCCGGCCCAAGCGAGAGCGGTACTCGAACGTGCCGATGACCCGCGACGAGGCGTATGACGTCGCGATCATGTTCGGGTTGGAGACGGGCATGTCCATCGCGCTCAAGCCGTGTGGCCAAGGGTACAACGCGGTGATTCCGGTGGAGTATCTGCGGGGGCTGTTCGAGGCGATGGGGAAGCTTCCGCTCTAAACGTCTATTCATCAAATTACGAATATCCATCGGTAGCTTCGATCATGGCAGGCAAAGGACCAGGGCGACCACGCAAGGCGGACAAGTACGGCGGTCACATCGCGCAAGCCGAAGACCTGATTGCTGATCGGTTACCCAAGATCATTGATAACTTGATCAAGCTTGCCGATGGCGGCTACGAGCGCGTGGAAGAGGAATGGTTGCCGGCCGCGCTCGTGACAATCGGAAGCGGTGAGTTCGAGATGAAGGCGTTCCCAGACAAGCCCGATGACGAGCTTGTGCTTGTGAAGAGGAAGGTCAGCCATGCTGACTCTGATCGTGTGGCAAACATCTATCTTGCTGATCGCTTGATGGGCAAGCCTACCGACAAGGTCGAAGTGAGCGGAGAAGACGGCGACGCGATCGCCATCCGAGTTGAGTATGCCGACGCTGACCCTGGTCTTACCCCGACCACACCCAGTCCAACGGAGGATCCTGGCGGAGGCGAAGAGGTTTAATGTCGTCCCCTGTGGTCGACGGTTCGGCAAGACCACGCTCGGCATCAACCGCCTGATCGGCCCCGCGCTCGAAGGATACCCGGTTGCCTGGTTCTCGCCAAGATTCAAGTATCTCACTGAAGTTTGGAGGGATTTCCGTCGTCTACTACTGCCGGTCACCGCCCACAAGAATGAGCAAGACCGACGTATCGAATTGATCACTGGAGGGGTGGTCGAGTTCTGGTCTCTCGAGGACCCTGACGCTGGCCGCAGCCGCAAGTATCGCCGAGTGGTCGTCGACGAAGCGGCGATGATCCGCAACCTTGAGGATGCTTGGAATAACGCGATACGGCCGACGCTGACCGACTTCAAAGGAGATGCTGACCTTTACTCGACACCTAAGGGCCGCAACTTCTTCTGGAAGGGATTCGTCCGAGGACAAGATCCATTTGAACCGGAGTGGGCCACCTGGACAACTGGCAACAACACTGGCCTCCCTACCACCTCAAACCCTTACATCGATCCTGCCGAGGTCGAAGCTGCTCGGAATGGTCTCCCTGAACGTGTCTTCCGCCAAGAGTACCTCGCCGAGTTCCTTGATGATGCTGGCGGAGTGTTTCGCAAAGTATCCGAAGCGATCGATGCCGGTCGTTGCCTGCCCGAAGAGCCTGTACCGCATGCCACCTACTGCCTTGGAGTCGACCTTGCTCGTGTTCATGACTTCACCGTCTTGGTTGTGCTCGACGCCACGGGACGCCAGGTCTATCACGAGCGATTCAATCAGATCAGTTGGGAACGTCAGATCAATACCATCCTCGAGGTTGCCAAGCGGTACAAGGCTCACGTCTGGATGGACTCGACTGGGGTCGGTGACCCACCCTTCGAGGCGGTGCGACGAGCATGGCCGAGAGTGTCAGGCTTCCAGTTTACCAATAGCAGCAAGGAAGGTCTGATCGACAACCTCGCCATGCAGATCGAGCAAGGGAAGCTTCGGTTGATGGACGTCCCCGAACAGACCAGCGAACTTCTCGCCTACCAGTATGAGCTCACCCCTTCACGTAATGTTCGAATGAATGCTCCCGAGGGAATGCATGACGACTGTGTGATCTCTTTGGCCCTCGCTACCTGGGGTATGACCTCTGCCAACGGCCGCAAACTGAAGATGTTCTAAGGATGATCAATGAACGCGATTGAAAAGCTTTATGCTCTCATAGTTTCGGACGAAATCAACGTCTGGCACTATCCTGGCAAGCAAGAGAACCCCCGCTTCTTCTACTGGCACAACTCCGAGCCTCATCTCACCGAGGGCCATGGCTTCGACACCCTCGAACAGATGATTGACGCTGCCTACGAGCGAATCGATCCGTTGAAGAAGCCGCTCCCTGAACGAATCCTGCCTCCCACATCCGTACTCAAGGTCGTTGACTAAACGTGTCCTCTCGTTCCCGCCTTTCCACATCCGCCACCCTCCGCACCTGGCTGGGCAACCTCGGGCGCAAAGCCGCCTCGATGGTTTTCCCGGCGTTCGGCGGCGGTGCGTACGGGAGCAACGGCACCCCAGCCTGGGGGAGCGCGAACGGCAGTTGGTTTACCTACTACCTGCCGGGTGCCACCCGCGACTACGCCGCCGAAGCAGGGGACCTCTGGCGCAACTCGGCGGTGGCCGCGTGCCTGGGGTGGATCAGCGACAACTTCAGCGAACCGACGATCGAGGTTGTTCGCTGCAAGCGGGGAGGGGTCAAAGAGCCGGTCGACGACCACGACTTCACCAAGCGGATGCGCGAGCCCAACGACGACTACGATGCCGACGCGCTTTGGGCGGCAACCGTCCTGAGCTTCGTGATCTCCGGTAACGCGTATTGGATCAAATGCAAGACGGCGGCGGGTCGCCCCGAGCAACTCTACTGGGCTCCCTACTGGGAGATCGAGCCACGCTGGAGCGCGACCGGTAGCCAATTTATTGACCACTATGACCACGTGGTCGACGGCAAGCGTTACCCACTCCGACGTGAGGATGTCGTTCACTTCCGGCGGGGCCTGAACCCGACTAATGTCCGGTCCGGACTGCCCATGCTCGAGCCGGTGTTGCGGGAGATCGTCAGCGATAACGCGGCGAACACATACGTAGCAGCGATTCTCAAAAACATGGGCATACCAGGCGTCATCATGATGCCGGAGGACAACACGACGGTCATCGATGGGGACGACGCCAAGGACATTCAATCGCTTTGGGTGGAAAGGACGTCGGGGGACAACGTCGGCAAGCCCCTCGTCACCAGCGTGCGGATGAAGATCCAGGAGTTGACCTTATCGCCCGAGAAGCTCACTCTCGACAAGATCCGCAAGATCCCCGAGGCCCGTATCTGTGCGGCGTTTCGGCTCCCGGCGATGGTGGTGGGGTTGAGTGTCGGCGAGGAGCAGAAGACCTACGCCAACATGGCCGTGGCTGAGCGGATGGCCTACCGCAACTGCCTGATCCCCATGCAGAAGTGTTTCGCCAAGACGCTTACCCGTCAACTTCTGCCCGACCTGGGCGGCATCCCCGGGAAGGAGTATGTCCGCTGGAACTACTCCGAAGTGGAGGCGATGAGCGACGAAAAGGACGCCGTCGCCAAGCGGTCGGTGATCCTCTTCACGGGTGGAGTGGCAAGCCAGGAAGAAGCGCGGTCGATGAACGGGCTCGGTCCGGCGAAGCCCGGCGACACGTTCGCGAAGCCCAAACAGGCCGGTGATAAAACCAGCGACAAGGAAGGTGCCACCAACTCTGATGGCGATGAGAGCAAGTCGGTTGCTGCCGTCGGCAGCGGGTTTGGCCTCGAAACGAAAGCCCTGGTCCGCCTGACCGACCCCGACGAAGCCGATGCTCGCAAGATGCTGGCGGTGGCTGCGCGGAAGGCCGGCGTCACTCTCCACGCTGGGCCACTGACCGACGATGAGGGGCACAAGGTCCTCGAGGCCCTGATCGACCTCGCCCAGTTCAAGCTCAAGGCCGATGCCGCGGCTCTGATGGCGGCACTCACTCCCGAGCCCAAGTCGCTCGTAGCCGACGCCGTGGCCAAGGTCAAAGCCTGGAAGGACGCGACCGCCAAGTTCCTCCGCAAACTCTTCCTGGCCGGCGCGCTGGCCTTGGCGGATCCACTCGGTGCCCCCGAGATCACGGCGGTCAACGTAGCGCACCAGGGGCAGGTTCAGTTTCTCGACCAACGAGCCGCGGCCATCATCGATGGCAGCCAGCCGCTCGACGGCACCCTCCCGGCCCGAGCTGCCCAGTACGGCTCGGCGGCGTGGGGTATCGCCGAGGACACGAAACGCGTGCGGATGGCGGCGATGGGGATGCTGTGGGAATACTCCGAGCTCGAGCTGGAGGCCCACCACTGCGATGAATGCTTAACTGAGAACGAGAGGGGCTGGCAGCCAATCGGGACGCTGGTGCCCATTGGGGAACGGGAGTGCAAATCAGGGTGCCGATGCTGGTTTCGGTATTCGGCCACCGATCCAAACGCAACGGGAGTGGCGGCGTGAACGACGAATTGACCTGCAAGACCTGCGACCATCACCGGGACGCGACGTCGACCGTCCCGGGCTATGCCGAGTGCCGGCGCATGCCGCCCAATCACGCCAAGGTCATCGGCGCCGGGCTCGCTCTCATCTATGGACTGACGGCGGATCACCTACCGGCCTGCGGTGAATACCGGCCGAGGGCAGGGGAGACGAGCCGGGGCGATGTCCTCGAGACCAAGCCGGCTCAGGGGATCGAGACGACGGCCGTGCAACCCCAATCCGCATCGCCCAGTCCTGGGCTACATAACCGACGAGACCGACGACGATGATGCCCACCCCATCACAGGACACCCCCTTGTCTGACTCCCTCTCTACCATCTCGACCGATCTTCGCCGGCTGATCGCCAAGCCGGCCTGTTACACCTACCACAGCGATGGTTCGGCACGCCGTGCATTTGTGGCGGTAGACGACCTGGTCGGCATCGTGGAGATCGCCAATCGGCTCGGCCGACTTGCGAAGGCCGAGGAGCAAAACGCAGCCGACTTTGAGTTGCTCAGGCAGGCGCACGTCCAGCTTACTGAAGCGTACGATCAGCGCGTCCAATGCGTCGATCGGCTTGCGGAATCCTTTGGAGTCGAGTATGAGGGCCTGAGGGGCGAAGTGGTAATGGCTGCGGTAGAGTCAGCCGTTCGCACGCTTCAGGTTGTGGCGAGGACGAGAGGTAAATCTATTGCCAAGCTTGAACAATCGTTGAAGGCAATGACGACCGAGAGACGCTACTGGAAAGAGCGATGGGACATCATCCACATCGATAACAAACGATTGCTTGTCGAACTCGCGAATGCGAAGTCTGCGAGTGATGGTCATCAAAAGACTGCCAAGACACGCCTTGATACCATCGACCGGCAAGCCGCCGAGATCCGCTCTCTCAAGCTCCAACTCGCCGAAGCCCGCGATCCCAAGCCGTCTCTCTTCCAACGCATCCGCGGCTTCTTCCGCTTCAATTCTTTCCAAGGCTGACCGATCGATGCCCCACGACCAACCCCTTCGAATCGTCGACCCGATCGTCATTCGTGTCCCCTGGGACGAGCGATACGCTTTCGTCCGTCGAATCGTAAGCGAGTTGAGAGAGCATCCCTTCGCGGATGGTTGGTTTCCGACGAATGTAGAGATTAAAGCAAGAGGGTATCGATCTTTGTCGGTACATTCCGATCCGAACTTTGCTCACATCATTGTGAATTACAGACACATGCCGTTCGCTGTTCGGCCCAAGCGTGTCTCCGGCCTGATAGCCCAAGCCGGCGTGCAACCAAGCGGCACAGAAGCCGAGGCTGGTCAGCCTCGTGAGGATCCCTTTACCAGCCCCGAGTTTCGGTCCTACGCTGAGGACCTCAAGGCCTGGTCCAAGCCCAGCCTACTCCAGCGCCTTCGCAATCTTCTCCCTTTCTGATTACCCTTCGCCTGCATCCCCTTCCGCCTTCACCTCTCCCCTCGTTCATCTCCACCCCGGCGCCTGCTCGCCGTTCCGGACCCCATCCTATGCCCAAACTCGAAACCAAGTCGTTCGCCTTCGAGATCAAGTCCACCAGCGAGGACGGTTCCGAGTTCAGTGGGCTCGGGGCGGCGTTCAACAACATCGACGGTGGATTCGATATTATCCACCCAAACGCATACAACAAGTATCTTCAGTTCTTCAAGACCAATGGTGTCATCCGTGACGAGCACGAGGTGACCACCGGCAAGGTCACCGATGCCTCGATCGATCCGGCGCAAGGGTTACTCATCACCGGGAAGATCAGCGATACCGCCGTCGGAAGAGATCAGCGGACTCTCCTCAAGGACGGGGTGATCAAGCGGCTGTCGGTCGGCCACTTCGTCATCAGCCGAACCTGGCTGGATTCACCTGAAGAGATCAAAGCGTTCTGGGATAGCGTCAGCTACACCCCGACCGAACAAGACCTCGTGCGATCCGGAACCAACTATGGCGTTCGCCTCATCACAGAGGCGAAGCCGGTCGAAGTCAGCACGACCTACTCTCCCATGAACGAACGCTGTGAAGTCACCAACGTCAAGAACGACACCGGCCAGCGTGCAGGCCGAACGTTTGACGTCCACTCCCTCGACACGCTTGCGGTGCTGGAGGAGTACGCGGAGCGCGCAGAGCGGCTGATGGCGAAGAGGCAAGCCGACGGGCGAACCTTGGGTCACAAGCACGCGATCGCGTTCAAACGTCTGGGTGACCGATTGGCCAGCCTGCTTGAGGCGATCGCCGATCCGGACCACAAGGGCGATGCCCCATCGGACGCCGACCCAGGCGCGGAGCAACCGCAGGGGAAGGCCGAAACCAAGTCCTCGACCAACCCCGCTACGCCCAACCCCGCCACCGGACTCGACGTCTATGCCGAGTTCTTGGCAATCGCATCCCGCCTCAACGGCGTCCAAATCTGATCGGCCCGGCCGCCTCGCGCCGAAGCTCGGTCACCCCACCTCGTCTCTTTCCACCGCACACTGGTGCCCATGGGCACCGCCCACCTCGAAGGATCACGTCTCATGCCCACCGCATTGGAAACGATGGCCGGCCAACTCCAACAGAAGCGCCAGGAGCTGGCCGACATCTTCGAAAAGAGCAAGCAGCCCGACGGCACCTACAACCTTGACGCGGCAGGCGTCGACGACGTCCGCAAGCGTAACACCGAGCTCGACGACCTGGGGAAGAAGTACGCCCAGGCCCGCGATCTCGACGAGCTCGACCGGAAGAACCGGTCTGAGCAAGAGAAGCTCAACGAGGTCAAGCATCCCAGCCAGCACGGCAACGGGCGGACGGGTGCCGAGGAAGGCAAGCGTCATGAGGCGCCGGCCCGCAAGTCCCTCGGGCAGCTCGTCATCGAGTCGAAGAACGCCCAAGCCGCGTTCGCTGACATCAAGGGCGGCGGTCAGTTTCGGCCGTACCGGGTTGACCTGCCCGATTACGACCTCCACATCAAAGCGACCATGACCGAGACGGGCGACGGTTTCGCGCCGCCGAACTACCGGACCAACATCGTGGTCTTCAGCCCGCAGCGCCGTCCGGTCGTCGCCGACTTGATCCCGCAGGATCCCACCGATCTGCAAGCGATCAAGTACATGCTTGAAACCACCTTCACCAACAACGCCGCCATGACGTCGGAAGCCAACACGGCTCCCGAGAGCGCGCTGGCCTACGAAGAGCAGACGGTGCTGGTGGAGTGGCTGCCCACGATCCTGCCCGTCACCGAGCAGCAGCTCGAGGACGTGCCGCAACTCAACGGCATCATCAACAACCGGCTCTCGCTCATGATCCAGTTGAGCGAGGAAAACCAGATCCTCTCCGGCAACGGGACCAGCCCCCAACTCAAGGGCTTCCTGGGCGGCGGCGTCTCCGGCATTCTGACCCAGGCCCTCGGCGGCGATCCGCCCCTCGACGCAATCCTTAAGGCGATGACGCTCGTCCGCTTCACCGGCTTTGCCGATCCATCGGGCGTGGTCATCCACCCCAACAACTGGCAGACGATCCGGCTGTTGCGGACCTCGACCGGTGCCTACCTTATGGGCCCGCCGAGCGAGGCTGGTCCCGCAATGGTCTGGGGTCTACCCGCGGTCATCACTCCAGCCATCACGGCAGGCACGGCGCTCCTGGGCGACTTCCTCAAGTTCGCTCATATCAGCCGACGTCGCGGCCTTCGGGTTGAGGTTGGCTTCGTCAACGACGACTTCAAACGTGGGCAGAAAACGCTCCGGGCAGACGAGCGACTCAGCTTGGAAGTGTACCGCCCATCGGCCTTCGCCACGGTGACCGGACTGCAATAAGCTCGTCCCACGCCGACCGTCCCTCCTCCCGCGCTGGCCGATGCTGCCCAGCGCGGGTCCTCCATTCGCTCGACTTTAAACTACTCCTCACATCAAGGCACACATATGCCCACCAATGTTCCCGACATTATCAACGGCGGCGTGGTCTCCCCCGGTGCCGCCGGCAATCTCTATCGTCGGAGCCTGGGATCGCCTGCGCTCGGCACGACCACGGCGGTCCATGCAGCCGTAACTGATAACGGCGATGACCAGGTCGTCACGACCGGGATCACCAACCCTGACGTTGCTCGCAACATCACGGCCACGGCTGGAGGCACCACGGCCAATATCACCGCCGTCCAGGTGATCGTGGCTGGGACCGACGTCTTTGGCAATGTCGTCACAGAGACCCTCCCCGCATTTACCGCAGCGACCGCTGGGACGGTCACCGGCTCCAAGGCCTTCGCCACCGTCACCTCGATCACGATTCCTGCCAACGGCACCGGCGTGACCACCGCGATCGGCGTGGGTAGCAAGCTCGGCCTGCCAGCCCGGCTCAATACCGACACCGTCCTCAACGCCTACCTCAATGGCGTGCGAGAGTCGACGCGACCCACGGTGGCGTTCGACGCGACCAACGCCAGCGGTAATACCGTGACGCTCAACTCCGCGCTCAACGGCAACCCCGTCCTCGTCGACTACTACCAGGTCTATTAAACGAGGCGAGCATGCCCACGCAAAACCTTGCCGTCGGCGGTCGCTCGGTGGACATCTACGCCACCGGTACGGTGACCCAGGCGTCAACGGCCACGTACGCCACGGTCACCGGCGCCGACATCGACGCCCGCGCGTGGCGCTCGGTGGCCTACACGATTGTCGTGACGACCAATGCTGTCACCTGGCAGGTGCTGGGCGCCAACTCGGCCGACTACTCGGATGCCGTGGTCGTCCAGGAGGGCGCAAGCGTGGCCGCCGGAGCGAGTTCGACGTACGCCGTGGCCCAGGCCCCCTACGCCTACTACCGGATCCAGATCCAGGACACGGTGAGTGGCACGCACGGGACGGCCAAGATCGCCGGTTTGGCCAAGGGATGAGGTGAGCGATGCCCCAAACGATCGTCACCACGACCGAGGCCGTTGCCGCTGTCCTAGGGATGGCCGCGCTCACGCCTGAGCAGCAAGCGGACCTGGTGGCCGCTGCAACCTCGACGATCAACACCTACTGTGGACGGGTGCTGACGCTCGCCCAGCACGACGAGCTCTACGAGCCCGAGAACACTCGCACCGTCCGACTCAAAGAGTATCCGGTGGTCGACGTCATTCGGCTCGCCACCGGCCTCACCACCGTCATCACGATCCGGTGCGTCGATACCTCCGCAAGCCGGGCCTGGACGCGGCTGACTTTCACGGGGCAGGGGGATGACTTGATCGTCTCCGGGGTCTCACTCAGTGCGACGACCGGCGGCGTGACGATCACGACCCCGCTCCTGTTTTCGAGCTATCGGACAGTGGGTGCGCTGGCCGCGGCGATCAACGCCCTGGGTGGCTGGGCTGCCACCGTCCCAACCAACTCCAACCCCAATGCCTCTGGCCAGTCGTTCGACGGCTGGGCGACGGCAGACATCAACCTCGACCTGGGCAGCAAGGGCGCCATCGGGACCGGAGCCGCCTATTGGGCTTTCCCTCGCGACCTCAGCGTCTACGACCTCTCCCCCAACCGTGGCACGATCACCATCCACGAGGACCTCTACCAGACCCACCGCTATCCAGACCGGATGTACCCAGCGTCCGGGCAGTTTGGCAGCGTGCGTTGCATCTACACCGCCGGCTACAACAACGATCCAATCGTCGGCCCGGTGACCATGCCGGGCGATCTCAAACGTGCGGCCTACACGCTGATCCAGGCGACCCTCCAGCGAACCACGATCGGCCTGCTCAAGTCGGAGTCGATTAGCCAACGCCAGGTCGTCTGGGCCGATGCCATGCAGGGGACGATTGGGCTGGTCTCTGACGTGCTCAACAACTATCGGCGCCGGAGGCTCACGTGATTGCCCCGAGCACATATCTGATGAACGCGACGATCGTCGTTCACGTGGGCGAACCAAGAGCCAGCGTGCGCGGCGGCGTGGAGATGGTGGACTACGGCGAGGGGACCACGTACCCGGCCTATGTCGAGGCTGTTGCCACCGCAGCGAGCCGGACCGACGCGAACGGCGCGCCCATCAGCTTGAAGTTGTATAACGTCTACACCTATGTGGACTTGATCCTTCAGACCGACTCCATCATCACCTGGAATGGCCGGACGCTCTCGGCCCTCGGCCTCTCGCAAGACCTCTCTGGTGCAAGTGTGCTGTGGCGCACCGAGTGCCAAGAGGTTACATGATCCATCGACCCGCCTTCCGCCTTTCCTCTACTCCGGTAACACCGCATGCCTGGACCTCCACTCCCCCCACTGATCGAGCGCACCTCTGCCGATCGAGCTTCGCGACCCGTCCCGCGAAAGTCGATCATCCGCGAGACGGACACCAACAGGCTCTGGTTTGGCGATGACGCGGGCACGGTTGGTGGTGTTCAGCCCTTCGGCCTTAGCTTGGCGTCGCAGGTCAGCAACGCTCCGTTTATAGAGGTCGCCACCGGACCGAACCCGCTGACCAACGGCGCCCGCAGCGACATCAACACCGCTAGCCCAGGACGGTCGACTCGGATGAGTCACGTGTCT